TAGATGCAAACAAACTTTGTAGCTTAGACTTTGTACCACCTAACCATAACCTTCCTGCATAGAATGCGGCTGTTTTAGGGTATCCTCTCGTAGCAGACCATACGTCTTCTTTTCTTGGAACTCCTTGAGTATTTAAAGCAAACTCTATTTCGTTATTAGTACCGCCTATTTCTGATGTTGCAAAGCCAGACCATAATTCAAAAGATTTAGCAGACTCACCGCTAACTGTAATTGTAAAATTAGCATTATTTGAGGAAGTAACAGAAACACCTGTATCACCAAAAATAGGCATTTCTTGCAAGTTTTTTTCTATATTTGCAGAAGATGATGATGCACTTTGTGTTAATGTTATGTTTTTACTTAACACGCCTTCGACATCTATTTGAAATCTATCGCCTGCATCAAAATGCAGTAATGTCATTGTTGTTACATAACTTGTAGGCGTAGGGCTAGACGCATCATCATAATCGTACTGAGGCACATTAAGAAAAGGAATGTCGTCAATAGTAAATACGTCACCACCTGTGTTTATTATTCTTTTAGGATGATGATTCTCATGAAACATTAACATGACGTTTTCTGTTTGGACATCACGTACATTTGAAACTTCAGTAGACTTAAAAGGTAACGGCAAATAAGCTACAGGAACAAAGTTAAATGTTTGATCTGTTACTCTGTAGATAGACATATTCCCAAAGGAAGGTGACGTATTAGCGCCTCCAGTAACAACGCATAAGTAATGCCTGTCTGTTTCAATGCTAAAATCAAATGTCTTAACATCAGAAGCATCATTTGTTGCGTATAGAACATTAAACTCACTAAGCTGTATTTTTAAAGTTCCTAAGTCTCCTGTATCACCAGTTCTTACTATTCTATAATATTGACCAACAAACGTATCAGACAGACGAATACGATAAGATTGCTCTACTTCTGTAACAGTAAGAGTTTCTTTAGTTGTCCAAGAAACACCATCACCAGATATCTGTACCTTGAATTCACCAGAGCCAGTACCGCTTAGTTTGATGTCTTTTACATCTATAAACCGACCTCTATCAGTTGTTCCAAGAACATTGTATAAAGCTACAACATAATCAGAATTAGAGCCTGTACCTAATACACCAATATTAGTTGTTGTTAGTCCTACGGTTGAGCGATCAAAGTCATTGATATTATCGACAGTACCGCCTTCTGGCATACTTGAAGTAAATGTTGTAAATGCAGAATATATGAGGTTAGGTGTACTAACTGTTTTAGTAAGAGTACCACTAGCGGTAGGATCATTAGTTCCAACCGTCCTTTTTGCGTAGACAGTATATGGAAGACTTGATCCCGTAAAAGAAAGAACCGTAAAAGTAGAAGAATTATTCGTATATGTTTTGCCAACAATAGGTAAGCCAGTAGTAACAGTGAAGGTAAATAATTTCCCTAATCCACTAAAAATAAAAGGAGCTAAAATGTTTTCTGCGGTATCAACGTGCTGTGTTCCTGCTCTACGCTTTAACCCTCCCTGTGGGACGATAAGCACATTCTCAGCATTTTCTAAGCCTTGATAATATTGGTCAAGATCAATACGACCTTTAAGTAAAGGAGATAGTTCTCCGCTAACAAAACTATTTTGCGAAAAATAACTTTTAGCCATTAAAACCTCACATCAACAAAAGGCCTGCTTGCAAGAGGAGTTATTGGATGTTGTTGAGAATCTGTATATCTAGCCATGTTTGATGCATTAATATACTCTTCATTCATTAATTGTTTAGTAGATGCGCTGTCTCTAATAGACATAGCAAAATCTTTTGCTAAAGCGTACTCTACCATTTTTGAAAAATATGCAGGCCAAACAGATTCAGAGACGGTGTAGATGTAATCGCAGTATAAATTAGATTCAGTGTTGCAATATACTCGATCACCAAGAATTTGATAATTAATGCTAGGATTAATTTTAATAAATACTAACAAATCAGCAGGCAACTGATACATAGTGCTGTATTCAATACCTACTGGAGTTTCATTAATTTTAGATAACTGTGCTTTTTTTCTTGCAAATCCCCAACGGTATTTTGTAAGTTCATTGTGAACAATGTTGTCATACAGGTTGTTAGCAACAGTTTGTGCGCGCGTATTGCCAACCAAAGATGTAATAGGCAAATCACCAATTAAAATTAACGCATTAGATATAAGTTGGATTTTACTTGCCATAATAAACCTTTATGTAAAAAAGGGGGGCGAACCCCCCTAATTAAGTTACGCAATAATAACTTATACGTTATCTTTGTATTGAACTTTACAGATACCGTCTACATCGCGTGCAACAGCACCAGCTTTAAGCATACCATTACAAAGCCAAGAAGTTTTCTGTGCAACCCAATCTACAGAAGTCTTCATATCAATGCCAATAGCAAGTCCAACAGCGTCACGGCTAAAGAAATATGAATCAACTGTGTTAGTTGTAACAGTCAAGCCACCTTCAGCACGATCATCAAGAATAATAAATTGGAATCCAGCTAGGCTGTTTACGTCACCGCTAACAAGTGCTTTAACAGTTTGGTAATCAGCAGAAGTAGACTTCTCATCTTTCAAAAGACCGCCAAGTCCTGCACTGTTAATTGCGGCAAACAAGTTAGAGTTAGGAACAGCTTGACCACGCAACGCTACCTGAGCGTCGATTACCTTAGCCATAGTAAGACCAGTAGTACCAGCGGCAACAGTAGAGGCAGGAGTAATTGCATCCATTGCATCAATTACCAACTGATCACTACGACGACCCAAAGCGCCAGCAATAGTGTCTGCTAACTCTTGTTTTTCATCAAAGTTAACTTCAGCTTGGTCAAAGATATCGGTGTACTCTGGAGCATTCCAGTTAGCAAGAGTCGCTACTGCAAAAGCATAGGTTACGCCCATAGGAACAACATCAGCAGAGGTTGCTTTTTGGTTAGCAAGTCCTTTGCCCATGTTACGGAATTTGTAGGTGTCACCAACTACATTGTTACGAATTGTTACAGCAGGCTTTAATAGCCCTTTTTGCGCGTAGGCGTGTTTGACCATACTGTCAAATTCAATCGACGCTACGGATGATAGATTAGCACTCATAATAGTTTCCTCGAAAAGAGTAATAAAAAAAGTTTTCAAGGTTTTTTGCTGAGTACCCAGTAAAAATGGTCAGCATTCAACCTAAATTTACTGGGCCTTTAGAGAAAGGGTATCCAGTGTCTTGATTATACACCTTTTACCCTGTATTAATCAATTATTGAGAACCGCCCCACGCTTCCATCATTTTCTGAATCTTGCGCTCGTGCTCTATATTGGTACTTCTAAGAAGGTTTCCTTGCTCATCTTTCTTAAACATTTCTGTTTCAATAGCTTCCCAAGACAGACCTTGAGGATTGTGGCCTCCTTCCATTGGGAGTTTAGCAGGAGCCGTTGCTTGTACTAACATCTCTACCAAAGAAATAGTATCAGCGGTAGTCACTAGACCTCTAGCTTGCTCATAAGTTTCTGCATCTAGGTTGTTTTTCATAAACCCTTCAACAGTCTTAATTCTTTCCTGAGCGTTATCGCCTAACTTAGACAACTCTTCTTCTTGGTCTACAGCTTGTGCGGCATAGTCTTGTGCAGATAACAATTCCCATGCTTCCCCAAATGCATCAGCACTCATATTAGTCTTAGTAGCAAATGCTTCTAACTCTTGATACAAGGCATCATCACTTTCAATTCCTTCTGGGGGTGTGTAACCATCTTTAGGCGAACCCTTGAATCCTCCAAATTTTTTAGACAGTTCAGAATAACCTTTAGCTTGATCTGCTACAGATTTATACTTTGTATCTAACCATTCAGGCACTTCACCAGTTCCTTTAATACCGTCAGTTAAATAATATTCACCTTCCGCAAGAGTTGGTTCGGCACTATCTAACAAGGTATCGCTTTGTTCAGCGGCTTGTTCTTCTGACATAATGTAATCCTTATTTAATTTCAGCTTGTCTCATTTGGTTAATTAAAAACTTAATTACTCCAGCTTCACCGTTATGGTAAGCGGCCTCATAATTAATGTTTTCTGCGCCAAAAGAAGTATCGTTATCATAGACAAACCTTTTGGTCAGGTCTGATAAGATACGCGCTCCATCGTCAGTTGTAAAGACCCTGTGATATGCCTTAGCCAAATCATTAGCATTTCTCTTTCGTAATTCTGCTTGTTTTTTAGCCGCTTTTGAATCAGAAAGGTGATCAATATTTTCCCAAGTCATACTTGAGTTTGTCCTTGCATTGGCGCTTCACCAGTATTCATGCCAGCTTGTGCCGCTTGCGCTCCAGCCTGTATTATTTGTTGCTTTTCAGTAGGGCTTCTTACTAATTCCGCAGGCATACCAGTCTTTTCTGCTACCCAAGTTCCAAAGTCTTCTAGCTTAAATCCAATTTTAGCTTGATCTGGGCCAGCATTCTGTAATACAAATTGAACAGCTTGTTGTACATTTAAAATATCTTCGCTATCTTGTGCGCGCGCTAATGGTGAAGTAAATTTAATTTCAATGTCTCGGCCATCTAACTGCAAAGGCTGTAATAAACCTCTGCGAGTTAATATAGAAGCTACACGTTTAATAATAGGAATTAATACTTCTGTCTGTAATCGGCCAAATGCAGATCCAATTCTTTTAGCTAACTCCCTAGACTCAATAGCTACTTCTGTTGCAGATCTGACCGCGCCAGTAGGATCTCTTAAATCGTTAAACAAAGATTTTTTAATAGACATCTGAAGGTCATTAATAGCAAATTGCGCCAACTGTAGGTTTGCACCAGTATCTAACCTCCGTATAGATGGATTAGACGAGTTGTTAGAACCAACTGGAATAACAACCCCTGG